CCGCGTCGCCCCGCGCGCGACTTCACCACCGACCCCGAGTCGGTGCTCGAGCGCGCCGTGGGCTACCTCTGGGCCGTGTTCACCGTGGGTGTCGCGGCCGCCTGGGTGATCTCCCTAGTGGCCTACTACACGACCGTCTCATGAAGACCGTCCCCCAGGACTGCAAGGTCGCCACATGCCGCTGGACGTGGCGAGCACCGCTCGGAGAGGCCCCTGAGTGCCCCCGATGTAAACGAGTGGCGGCCAAGGCCGTCGAAGGAGAGCAACATGGCGAAGACCCCGCCTAGCCGGGAAGTCCCCAAGGGGGCCAACCCGTCACAGCACGTCAAGCAGCCGGCGCTCAACACCCAGCTGCGGATCAGCAGGGACGGCCTTCACCCGCCGTTCAGCACCCTCAAGCGGAACGACTAGGAGAGCATAGATGGCGATTGACCTCATCAACGGCACGGACGCCGCCATCGCGGCATTCGGCGGTGGCACGGAGACCGTCCCGGCCCGCGGCATCACCGTTTCCTCGGCCCTGACGACCGACGCGCAGGCCGCTGCCGGCGTTCAGGCCAACGCCTCGACCTGCACCATGAAGTCGGGCTCGAGCGCGACCGACCGGGCCAAGTGCGCCGGCGTCCTGCTCGACAGCATCCTGGCCTCCATGGATCTCTCCACGCCCAAGGCGCGGGAGCTCTTCAGGATCCGTGCCGGGCTGCAAGAGTACGCCGACATCCTGAACCAGATCGGCATCTAGGTGGCCTCGACCCAACACGCTCGGGTCATCGAGCGGAAGGTCATCAACGACGTCTCGATCCTGCGCTTCGAGATCCGCGACGACACCGCCGGCATCCTGGGCGAGGTCGAGATCTCCGACGGCCCACTCCAGGGCATCAAGCAGGCCCTCCGCAGGGAGGCCGACCGCCTGATGACCCTGACCGTGGGATCCGTGATCGACATCTAGGAAGAGGGTGGGGTATCGTGTCACGAGCGGTGCCGTAAACGATCGGCGGTGCCCACGTCCTAGCGGCGTGGGGAGCCGGCGCCCACCCAGTTCTCTGCCTCCTCGTCTAATGGAAGGACGCCTGGTTCTGATCCAGGTAACCGAGGTTCGACCCCTTGGGAGGCAGCTGCGGGTAGAGCCAGGTGGTTCGCCCGGTCTCATAAGCCCGGTAGGGGGTTCAAGTCCCCGCCCGCACCCATCAACAGAGGAGCCCCGTTGTCCCACATCCTGAAGAACAAGCTCTCGATCGACGTCGACGTCAACCCGGCCACGGGCTGGCCCAACGGGCTGACCAAGCTGGCCCAGGTCAGGATCGACCTGCAGCCCATCAGCGTCACGTTCTACGACCCCCGCCAGAATTGGGTGACGCCGGCCTTCCTGGACGCCGCCAAGAGTCAGCACGGCTTCATCAACGGGCTCCGCTTCGTCCCCAACGGCTGGGGCGACACGGCCCGCGACGCCTCCGTCGTGGCCCGCGAGTACTCCGACCACATCACCCGACTCGAGAGCGACGGTAAGCGGCGCATCGAGGTCGTGGAGTGGGACGTCGAGACCAAGAACATCGCCTGGCAGACCGAGTTCCTGCTCGGGAGTGCCGCCAAGGGCACGAAGGGCATCCGCGGCGCGCGCGGCCTCTTCCCCAACCCGAGCAATCCGGCCTCCCTGGGCTACCGCTGGGGCCGGCCGGGCGTCTGGACGATGGAGGGACGACAGTCCACCGCCACCTCCGTGGCCCACCTGGCCGCCAAGACGGGCCTGCTCATCGGGCCCCAGGTCTACCCCGGCGCCATGAACACGAATCAGTGGAGCCTCTGGTACGAGATCCGCACCTGGGTGCTCAACACCAACCCCGACCGCCCGGGGGCCTTCGTGCCCCTCGCACAGTTCATCCCCTACATCGACGCGGCCGCGCAATACCGTCTGGCCGGCGACATCGAGGGCGTTCTGTTCGCCACGTCCCGCCTCACGGAGCTCTACTCATGAGACAGGAGCAGATGTTCTACCCCGAGCCCGAGCGCAAGCCCTACCTCCTGCGCCAGCCGGGGCCGGCACGCACGCCGGCCGGCACCTTCAGCATCGAGAAGGTCGAGCGGGCCTACCTCCGACTCTCCACGAGGACGCTGAACCCGCATGTCTAAGCGCGTCGGTACCGTTCTGCCCCGCGGAGCCGTCATGTTCCGCACGAATCCGCACCTGGCGCGCGGCATCCCCGTCTGCCCCGAGTGCGACAACCCGGCCGTCCGCTGGCGCGGGATCTGGGCCTGCCGCATGTGCTTCGCCCTCTCGACGCCCCAGGGCAAGGAGACCTCGATCGAGCAGGTCTTCCCCAACCGCGCGGCACGGCGGGCCAGTCGGTGAGCGTCGATCGGGCCCGGCGCCCGAGCAAGGCCTCTGCCGAGGCCGAGTGCTACATCCAGTGGGCCGAGAAGGACAAGATGCACGCCAAGGTGCTCGGCACGGAACACAGGATCGGCCTCATCGACCTGCGCTTCCTCCAGCGTGAGGAGGCAGACGCCAAGGCCGGCGCCGATCAGCACCGGATCTACACCTTCTACGGCGAGGTCGACGACGCCCGCGTGCTCGACTGCATGGACGAGCTCGGGGCCTGGTCGCGCCGCGACGCCGGCGAGCCCATGACGATCCTGCTCAACTCGTGCGGCGGTAGTTGTATCGACGGTATCGCACTCTACGACTACATCCTGAGCCTGCGGGCCATCGGCCACCACTTCACGGTCATCGCGCTGGGTGAGGCCTCCTCCATGGGAGGCATCCTCCTCCAGGCCGGCGACCACCGCGTCATGGGGGCCACGTCGGAGCTCCTCATCCACGAGGTCTCGGACGAGCAGATCGGCTCCAAGACGGTCTCCTGGATCCGCGACAAGCACGCCTACCTCCTGAAGCTCCAGCGCCGCATGGACAAGATCCTGGCCGAGCGCTCGACCCTCAGCTGGCAGGAGATCGAGGAGCGCTCCAAGGGCACGGACTGGTTCCTCGACGCCTCGGAGGCCCTGGAGCTCGGGTTCATCGACGAGATTCGCTGATGGTCACGCTCAAGCAGGTCGAGCTCATCCTCTACGAGCGGGAGCTCCAGCTGCGCCTGGCGCGCGAGCACCCCGCCTACCTGCTGCACGTCGTCAAGTGCGTCGACTCCCGATCGGGCGAGATCTTCGAGTTCGAGATGCTCTCGGACGCCGAGCTCGAGCGCGTGGGGGCCGAGCCCCGCGACTTCCGGCTCGACTTCTCGGAGCGCGGCGACGACGTACGGCTCAAGGACTGGTCGTGGCAGCGCCCCTACCTCGAGTGGATCCTGGCCAACGGTCAGACGATCACGCTCAAGGGCCGGCAGCTGGGCGTCACCTGGGTCTGGGCCGGCCTGGCCCTGCACTACCTCCTCTTCCGCCCGGGATCCGACGTCCTGGTCTACTCGATCAAGGAAGACGACGCCATCGAGGTCGTCAACCGGATCTACGACATGTGGCTCTCTCTGCCCCAGCACTTCAAGGATCTCGTGCGGGTCATCAAGCCCACGCGCGGGGCCCGTCCCTCGAACCGCATCGAGCTCGAGCACCCCGACGGTCGCGTCTCCACGGTCACCGGCATGGCGGCCACCGAAAGCGCCGGCCACTCGCGCTCCGCTGCCCTCGTCATCTTCGACGAGGCCTCCCGGCAGGACTACGCCCGCGCGCTCTGGAAGGCCGTCATCCCGGCATCCGGCGACAAGGGCGGCAAGATCGGCGTCGTCTCGACGGCGAACGGCATGTCGGACGGCCGCGGCCTGGGCAACTTCTTCCACGAGCTCTGGATCGGCGCCGGCTACAGCGACTACCCCCGCCTGGCCGCCAAGTTCCTCGGCTGGTGGCTGCACCCCGAGCGCGACGAGGCCTGGTACGACCAGCTGTCGCTGGACGCCGCCGCCAAGGCCGAGCAGTACCCGAACGACGAGGACGAGGCCTTCCTCATGTCGGGCAACCCCTACTTCGACATGAAGAGCCTGAAGTGGTACGCCCAGGAGGCCCTGGGCCGGCTCCTCTACAAGGCCAAGTTCGAGACCTTCGACAACCGCCCCTCGAGCGCCACGCTCATCAAGGGCGACGACGGCGAGTACTGGATCGACGTCTACCGCGAGCCCATCCCGGGCCACAAGTACGGCCTGGCGGCCGACAACGCCTCGGGCCACGGCAACGACTTCTCCTGCGCCGCTGTGATCGACCTCTCCGACGGCGCCCCCTGCGCCGAGCTCCACATGCGGGCCGGCGAGGACATCTTCTCGGAGCAGATCCACTTCATGGGCCTCTGGTACAACACGGCGCGCATCGCCGTCGAGAACCAGGGCGGCTATGGAACCACGGTCATCGCGTACCTGCGTGACGGACACAAGGGGCGGAAGCCATACCCGAAGATCTACCGCCATCGGGCCACCGACCGGAGCGATGCTCACGAGACTGCGGCCTA